ATGGAAATAAGATTGCTGCAATAATAAAAACATCTAGCAAAATTCGTCACTGCCGGACAATTATCAAACAGGCCGGTAGGAATGGAGGTGAGCTGAAGACAATTATAAAAACAATAACTAAAGTCCGTCACTGCCGGACAATTATCAAACAGGCCGGTAGGGATGGAAGTGAGCTGAAGACAATTATAAAAACAATAACTAAAATTCGTCACTGCCGGACAATTATCAAACAGGCCGGTAGGGATGGAAGTGAGCTGAGGACAATTATAAAAACAAGAACCAAAGTCCATCACTGCCGGGCAATTATCGAATAGGCCGGTAGGGATGGAAGTGAGCTGAAGACAAGCAGCAAAACACTGATTTAAACTACGCCTATCCAAATCGTTTTTAAAAACATCGCCTACATATACAAGGTCTTCTTTATTCCTGAAGCTCAGCCCATTTACCTTACTGTCTCCAATACTCCAATAAGCAATCAGTCCAGTATCAGCATTGCAAGCCACAACATTTTCACAATTCTTTATTTCCACTTGATATTCACCTGTATTGGCATAAGTGTGGTCATACGATCTATTTCCGGCAACCCCCGGCACCAAAGTACCATCCCCCCAATCTATAACATGTTCAGCCGAAGTTGAATTAACAGTCAGCCGGGAACTGCCACCGCTGACATACATCTGTATGTTGCCATTAAACACCGGCTTTAAGGGATCTACGTCAAGAGACAGAGATACAGGCAAACTAACATTGGCTAGAAGTGCCGTAAAAGAACCATGGTAATCGAAATAACCATCTTTTTTGACGGTGTAATCATGTATTGATCTGCTTTTAACTACAAAAACAGCCTCCCCGTTCTCATCCGTTGTTTGTGTATGGCCGGCACATTCGACAAGTGCTCCGGACACAGGCCAACGCCTGGCACCTTTAATTAAGAATTTCACCTCAACGGCATTCGGTTCCATTTTTACGTTTACGGAAGAAGCCATATTCCCAACCGTTATATTACCCGCCACATCATTATATGCCGGGTGTACAACCTTATATCCATGCGTGCCTTTGCCAAGCATCAAGACGCATTCACCGTATATATTGCTTGTACCCTGTTCGTTGCCACAGGTAACCGTAGCTCCCTGAATGAACCCGCCAAGGTTGTCTTTCACTATGAATTTAATCTCCACGGCGCCATAGACATAGGCAATACTTGTCACGTCATTGATTATTGCACCAAAGGAGAAATCACTTCCGGCATATCCGAACGCCTCTACGGTTCCGCTTATAGCTTCTCCGCCACGATAGGTGACGTTACCGTTAGCGTCGGTGTATAGCTTTTGCTCGTTAATTGTCACTGTCGCCCCCTGTGGATAGACGGACTGCCCATAAACCTGCACCCGGATGGTTCTCAAAGGAAGATATGTTACCGTATAATTCTGCGTACGAGTCCCGGCAACCAGATAACTGCCGCTGTATTCTATATGATTATCACATTTGAAAGTGAATACAATCGTTTCATTGTCCTGTGCCGTTACTTTGTATGTCGTTTCACTGACTTTCACATAATCAAAATTACACTCAAAAACAGCATTGGTTATTGCCCTTGATTGTGACGAACCGAATATAAACGTCGTAACCGTCTCCGGTTGTAATTGTGTATATGTAATGGTCAGTTCCGGGAATGCCGCCTGCACTTCTGCCAGTTTTACGGATGTAGCCATAACAACATGACATTTGCCTGTGATTACTGACTTATCGGTATTCATGCCGTTGACATCCAGACCTTTCAGTTTAGCAAGTTTTACGAGCGTATCAAGGCTGTTCAGACGCCAGTCAACGCCGATAAGCCGAATACGTTCTAATACAGGCGCAGGCATTGCAAGACACCTGTTTATCAGCGTCGCGGAATCAATTCCGTTGGTATTCTCTATATAAACGGTGGACAGGTTGCCAATTCCGGCCATTTCGAAGCCGTCCTGCGTCAAAGTCTGGTTTCTGACTGTAAGGCTCGTAATTGTTTCAGGAAGGTACAACTGCTTCAAGCTGCCGGCAGCCGGTAACTTTACGGAAGTGACGGAAGTACCCTGCGCGTAAATCTCTTCAATGTTATCACAGCCCGACACGTCGATAGGCTGCGTCAGCCTATTGCAATTCATTACGTTGAGCCTGCGGAATAAAGTGTTATTGCCGATGGACAACACGGTAAGGTTACTATTCCGATAACCAACGGCACCACTACCAACAATCAATTCTGTGAGCTTAGTTGCTTTGGAAATATCAACCGTGCCGGGATACATACCGGAAAGGTCACCCAAAGAACCGATATAGGCGGCGCCGTACACAATCGTTTCAGTGTCATTGAAAGCAATATCCGGGGCTTTTATTGTTATTGGCACCCCCTTATGTCCACGCCCGCTGATCAGATAAGAACCATATTTTACCGCAACGTAAACATCACCGGCAGGTGTGATGGTAAAGTCCGCATTCGGCTTCACTCCCTGCCACGTATTCGGGGTGTATAAACGCATGGTAACGTAGTCATTCTTAAAGTCACCCGCTACATACTTTGAATCAATATACCGGAAACGATTGTAAAGCCACCATTTGCGGTGCTGTGAACGGCTACCCTGTAATGCATACAGGTATGAACCATTACCTTCGTTCAGTAAAGGGTCAATATATTTAAACTTACCGTCAGCGTTATAGATAGCCTCGCACCACTTATCAGACTGTTCACCATTAAGTACGCCAATACACATATCATACGATATGGCTCCCGAACTGCGCATAAGCTGGTACATCGAAGTAATTTCAGGAAGGAAGGCGGCTTCAACGTTATTCCATAAGACAGACTGCTCACCGTTCCATACTTGGCCACTACCTTCGGTATCATGATATTCCACGTCATAGCCGAAAGATATTGCACCTTCATTATTGATACCGCAAACAGTATCATTATCATAGAATATAACTATCCAGTGAATACCATCGTAAGTAGTAAGGAACAAGTTCTTCGCCCGCTGGTCAACCATAGCAAACAATTCCGTAAGGGTATAATACGACAAGATAAAATCTAGGTCGAGATACTGACTTGCTTCTTCCTTGAACTTTGCCGGATTTCCTTTGGTTGATACCAACCAGTCGGTAAGACGCTTTAAATTGGTGTAATCGGTAAAACCTTCCGGGTAACGTGCTTCAAAGTCGTTCTTCCAGTCATCCGTAGAATAATCAGAAACTTTAAAAAGAACGCGCTCGGAAGTATTGTTCAAAACTTCCCAACATTCCATTGCACCGGAAAAACCGAAAGTTTCCTGTGTCGATTTATCGTTATTGAAATTATACTTACCCACGAATTCCAGAGGGGACGATTCGGTAGACCGGTGAAAGATGGTAAACGGGTCACCATCTACCGTAGTACGCACACGAGCGTCTGATCTTTGCGGTGGTACAAGATAGTCCATTGAACGCAATACCCGGTCGATGATCTTTGCCATACCTGTATTGTGAGTACCGGAAGACTCGGCAAAGTCCGCTTTGAAACAGAACGTATCAACAGGTATTGCACCTTCACGAATGGAGATTTTAGCCACCGTTTCACCTGTAGCCGTCATAATAAAACCATTGCGGCATATCACCTTAAAGTTCTTACGGGGGTAGAATTGGGAAGAAGTGCCCTGTACGTCTATAAGAACATTTTCAGCACGCCAGCTACGAGCCGGGTTCTGCTTGTCTTCATAGATCAGGGTCACAATCTTTTTATCTCCCTTGAAGGTAGGCAAATCTCCAATGATGGTAAGCCCCGGAATCTGCTCTAACACCTTCGGATATGACACATCACCGTAGGCGTCAAATATCCGGTTTCGTGTGTACATAGCTATCTTTTTCTGCATATCATCCATATCCGCAATGCAATTATCAAGCATCTGGAATTGATTTAATGCAGCTTGATATACACGTATATTGTGAATACAGACGGTACAGTCATTGCTGCCTATCACAATATCTACAGGTTTCGCCTGCATAAAGTTATCATCTGCCGGGTATTGAATTACCCCCGAAGCGATACCGTCAATGTAGGTATATATCAACCGGCTTCCGGTTCTGTCTTCGATAACAAAGCCGACACGGACACGCTCATTTTCTTTAAATCTCCTGTTTATAAAGGACTGTTCAGAGCGTAACGAAGCATCTTGTGCGGTAATTTCAATACCTCGCCCGCCGTTCATACAACTGGCTACAATAGCATTGTAATCCACTACGTCCGTAGTAGATAATTCAAATTCGATAGTCTTGCCCGTAGCTCTAAAGTCTTCACCGAAAATTTTCATAGGAATCGTTACCCGTGCGTCGCCGGAAACTTTCAAAGATACAATACCTTCCTTATCAGCTATCCAGCCATTTGTAACAAAGTTGAATCCGGTCAATGCGGCAGATACGCCATTGTTTGTCCACGTGTCCGGGTGCGCTTCATTATTGCTTCGCCCGGATGCCGTAAGAAACAACTGCAGATGCTCTGTTTCTGCACTTACATCCATTTCGGATGCTGTGACATTCAGTGTAAACGATTTATAAACGGCACCTGCAGAAATATTAAGAGTCAGGCTTCCGGCTTTGTCAGCACGATAATTCCACACCTGACGGGTACGGTCAATAACCCGCTCACTTACTACCATGCCATTTGCCTTCAATAATACGGAAGCGGTTGAAGCAGCCGGATTATAAACAAAGAACGGTACTGTCAATGTCTCATACTGCCCGATGGATGACACATTGAAAGGGGACGCAATAACAGGCGTATTATTTCCGGGTACATAACACGCAACCGCATAACGGAGTACATTGCTTTTTACCGTCTTGTCACCAATCACCGCTTCAATGTAAACTTCCAATATATGTTCACCGTGACTTTGGGCAGGAATTGTCTGTGTCATTTGCCTGTTATTGGCAGTTGTGGGCACCGTTACTAAAACCTTATTATCCAGCTTAAAAATAACATTCTTGGCAATGGCACCAATCGGAGTGTACCTAAATTGAATATCACCCGTATATGGTTGAAACTCATCGAACGTAGAAGAAAGGGAAAGTGTAACTACCTGAATAACGAATGTCAGCATACGATTAACGCCGTAAGCGTCAGTAACACTCACGGTGACTATATTTTCACCGGGTAACAGGTATTTAGTACAGTTCCAAGTTACAACACCTTGTTCAACAGGTGTTGTAGCAACGCGAACACCGTTTACATTATAGTAAGCAGTACCCGCACCGGTGAGACTGTCATCGCTTGTATCGAAAGATGTAAACTCATATTCCAGCATAGCGTCATTACCGGAAAGCACAGTCATAGCCAAACCTGATTTTGCTATCAAGGTAAGCCTTGAACCTACACCGAGACTACTTGCCGGAACAGGGCGGATAATACCGTCGTTTTTTACTTCAATGCCATACTTCCCCGGTCTTAACGTATCAAAAGCAGAATCAACATTATCCAATTCTCCCAGCGTTCCACCACCAAAACCGCCATCAGCGGCAACTTCCGATAAGGCAGTAGATAACATATCCGAATCGCCGTCCCCTTCTTCTGTCATGGATAAAGATACCATTTCCGGGTTGTTGTCACCCGGCTCTGTCAGAGCGTCGGATATTATAGACTTTAACTGTCTGGCAGTAATATCAGATTTGACCGTTATACCATTCTCAAATATAATATGTCCGGCTGTATTGTCATTATATTCCCGGCTTAAAGACCTTTTGGCTATTTCTTTATCTACTTTCTTGGACGAATAAAGATTATAGTCGCCGGATGGAGTGTTTTCCCAGCTACGGATAAGATCAGGCAGGCCGGCAACAGCCGTTTGTGTATAGTTCTTGATAATTTCTATACTGTCCGCCATTTTGGTGATCGTTCCCTTAGAAAGAACGTCACTTATTTCAATATCCGCCTGATTAGGACGTTGCACGTTCCGGCTAATGCGGGTAATGCGGCTTTCCCGGTATCCCGTTTTAGGGAAATAGAGATCACTTACCAAACGGACACGTTGCCCAATGGTAAGCACAATCCCACGCTTGTCTAAATCAATATAATCCGTACTGCACTTGAAAACAGAACGGTCAGTCAGGTTTGAATGATTTTGCAGATAATCCGTTACCGCTTCGTCGTACTCTGTTTCAGCCGCTGTATAATATTCATCCGGCATACGCATATTATACAAGATATAGGCATCCCCATTTTTAGGCACCAACAAGCCACCCGGCACCTGCGTACCGTCATCGTAAGGAAAAGTAGTTATGATCTCAAACTGTTTCTTTCCATCGTCGTAATTAACTTCAAAATCACGTCCGGCCAGTTCACCGCTTTGGAAGGCAACATGTTTGACAAGCCCCCCGATCTCATAATCATTCGGATTAAAATTCAGGCTGTCATCTGTAAAATAGTAAATAGTAAATTCTGTACCATCACTGCTTTTCACCAGTTCACTACTGACTAAAGAAACATGGCCGGTACGACGTGGAAAGATGGCTTCAAAAGCTTCTTTTTCGTAGTGTTCAATAACCCCGAACTCTTCTGTATTCCTTTCTACGTATTTTTCACCACCGGGAAGTTGCAGACGTGAATAGCCATACTTTTGAGGGTCTATATTTTTGGTACTACCTACCGGGAATAAACGGGTAAAGAATTTCACATTATCCGCGTTATCGCGTTCAATGGTCAAAAGTCCGTTGTTATAGCCCAGATCAATCGGCTCGTCCCTTTCACACCGGGTCAGGTTGAAGGTCATGCCATCCATCCACCATTCTACGCCAGCGGCTTCGGCTATCTTATTCAATGCTTCATTGGCATAGGTACCCCCGGAGTAATCTATTACAAGGTTTTCTGTTGCAATACATTCTCCCACTTTCCAATCAGTAGTGCCCATCCAACGGTTAATATTCTTCACGACCATTGCCAGTTGTTCACGTGCCGGTGCTGTGTAAGCTTCCAGAGGAACATCTTCCGAGTTCAACATCAACGCCTGTGTTATGATACTTTGGGAGCCATAAAACTTGCTTTCATATTGCCACTCTACGGTACTGACTTGTTTGGGAGTGTAGGCTTCAAGAATCCAATAGCGGGAACCAAGAAATTCTATATAATCTCCCGGCAGCAGGCGGATACATTCAAAATAAGTCATCGACAGGCTTAATATATCATCTTCCTGTATTCCTATAGTGTGGCTTGAATTATCAGAATCATGCAGAATGATACGTGGTTTCTTATTATAGTCATATACTTGAATAGTCATTTTCTATCTCTATTTTACAGCGTTAGAACATCATTTGAATTGTATTAAAATTGTGGCTTAGGCTCACGGAATGTCACCTGAAAACGTGCACCGGAGAAATCGTCAGTAAAGGCCAGCTGCTCCCAGTTTGGAAAGTCTTTCACATAAAAGCGGAAAGTCCTTTCTATTTCCGGCAGTCTAAATTCTATCCAGCCTTTTTTCCCTTCACGAAGAAACTGTATGAAATCAGTGCGGCGTTTTATGAAAGTAGCCCTGTCAGTTGCCTTTATGGCAAAGAACAGCACAACATCACGCGGTTTAAAAACAATATCCAACGCATCAGGCAACTTTTCGCCATCTTCTTCACGAACATCCACCGCTACGAGCTCTTTTATTGAAGCCGGTGCAAACAGGGCATCGTAGTTTTCGTGCCCACCGTCCGTCTTTTCAGCCAGAAACGCGCCGTATCTTAGATACACGTCCACGTCATTAATGTATAAAAGTCCTTCCAGTATATCCATTATCTTGTCTTTACACCATCCCTTTTAATGGTAGATATATCGTTTCTCATTTCACCTATTGATTTTTCTATCTTGCCTAAATGCTCCTCACTCTTGGATGTATTCTCTTCGATCTTTTTCAGATGCCCCACGGCAATGCTCAACCCTTCCGAAATATTCTCCACATTGCCGTCTATACTAATTTCATGCTCCAGCATGGAACTGTACAAACCTTCCAGCCGGGTAATGCTCTCTTGTGAGGCGGTTTCGTATGTACCGGCTTTTCCCGATTGTGTAACCGCATCTTTTTCCCAAAGCTCAAATCCTTTTTGTGCGGCGTTCTCCTTGAATTTCTGCAATAAAGCGTTGTAACCCTCCTGCTGGGATAAAATGCCATCCGTCATTGCATCCAAAACGCCCACATAATTATTGAACTTTTCTTCATTCGTCAGATTATCATTTTTCATGATGTCCAGCATATCATCCTGCGCCTTTGCTATGTAGGGTGCCAGCGTCACAGTATAGATCATTTGTTCAGCCAGTTGTTCCAGCATACCAGCCACGGCACTTGTAAAGGCTTTGGCGGCATCTGTACCATTCTTGAAAGCGTCTACAAGGGCATTGCTCAAAGTGTTACCCAATTCACCGAAAATGCCCTCAAAATAGCTCCTTACTGATTGCCACGCTTCTTCGGCTTTATGGGAAAGATCTATCATGTGTTGCAAAGCCGCCTTGTCTTCATCGGACATTGTTTTTGTGTTTACGATAGTTTCCGCCCGCGAAGCGTTGAACTCGCCGTTTGCCTTGATTAGATCGGGGTAGATGTCCAGAACAGAAGAATAAACATCCTTTCCTTTTCCCCAGCCAAACATTCCGGTTTTCTTGTGTCCGGTCTTTATTTCAATATCTGCGAGTCCGGCATAGGCGTTCATCATTTCCCTTTTGGACTTGGAGAAGGTATCTACCATTCCTCTTGACAATGAAAAAGCATATCCGCCTGAATACTTGCCGTTCCCGTGTAATTCTTCATTCAATTCCTCAACCGCCTGTTTCATAACGGCAACAGCATTGGTAGCTTTGCCATACGCGTCGGTTCCAAAAATTGTAGTTCCTTTCTTATACTCTAAATTCTGCTGCATGAGCAAAAGGTTATATTCGCGCTGCTGGGAAATGGTTTCCTTCATTATTTCCTTTAATGCGGCCTTATGCCTGGCACTGGCTGCAAAAGCCTGACCTATAAAGTTGGCAGCTTCACCTACTGCGGCAGCGATACCGCCGACAATACCACCTTTGGCGAATCCTTGCCCGATGTTTGAAACAGCACTCATGACATTTTGAACGGTGTCCATAGCTTCGGCGGCTCCATTGTTCCCCATAGCTTCAAACATCGCTGAAAGGTCTCCCGCCAAATCACCAACCATGTCGGCGGATTCTGCCGCTGCTTCTCCGATCTTGGCGAGTCTGGCTTCCGTTGATTTGCTACTTTCCCCATCGCTCCCGGATTTGAATAAATCTTTCAGTCCTTTAATCAATGCAGAAAACGGGTTCTTTTGAACGCCAGCGGAGTATAATTCATTCACGGCCTTCTGTATAGCTTTGATCTGTTCCGGGGATGCTTTCAGCGTCTTTAATTGTTCAGCGGTAAAACCAAATTTAGGAGTTATATCTTCTGTCTTTGTTTGGGAAAGATATGATAACAACCGCTCTGTTTCAGACATTATTTTATTTATCTCCGCAACAGACTTGTAAGATGCGTCCCCAAACAATTTCACAAGCAAATCCGATGATTTCTGCATTGAAGCAACCTCTTCGTCATTTATCCCCTTAACTGCTTCCTTGCGCTTCTTTTCGAGTTCAACAAGGGCGGCGTTCTTCACATCCTCGGCAACATCTTTTCCATCAGGTGTCTTGCTGTTTTCAATAGCTTTCCGTTGAGCGTCAAAATCTTTGTTTATATCTGTACGGCGTTGCTCATAGCTTCTGTATTTATCAAACAGTTCTTTTAGCAGCTTGTCATTGGCTGTTTTTTGGTATTCATTGGCAACTTTGGTGTATTCTTTCAACTGGCCTTGTTGTCCTGTAGACAAATCGGCAACAGTGGAAGAAAAAGTAAAAACCTTGCCTTCCTTTTTGTAATTCGGATTCTTGTTTATCCACTCTTCACGCTCCTTTGCCTGTAACTCTTTTACCCATTGTTCTTGGCGAAGCCTGTTTGCTTCGATCAAACGGTCATAAGTAAGGTCAATTTGGGCTTTCTCTTTTGTGAAACCTTCTTTCATTCCATCAATCCGGGATTGGCGAATGTCAAACTCTGATTGCTTTTCTTGATTGGCACGTTCTTTGCCATATTCATCAATCTTATGTTGGCGTTCGGCTTTCTCTACTTTTAGTTCATTGGCTTCCCGTCGTTTCTTTTGAGCGTCATTTTCTTCTTTTTCAAGCGTTTTTCCCGTTTTACCGCCTAATGTTTCATAAGCCTTCTTTGCCGTTTCCGTACGGGCTTTCGCATCTTCGTATTGCTTTTTAGAAAACTTGTCTTTATCTTTCTCTATGGCTTCGAGTCCGGCTTTTTCAGTTTCCCATGTTTCTTTTGCTTTTTTGTATGCAGCACCATACATTTCAACCTTATCCGGGTTCAGCTTTTTATTTCTGACGGCGTTGGCAGATTCAATAAGGGAACGTATTGTTTTGACGTCATATATGGCTTCATCAGAAAGGGTTCCTTCCACGTCGATGGGCAACTTCATCTTCACCTTGGCATTATCCCCCAAGTTGCTTATCTTCCGATGGAGAACGTCAATATAATGCTGTAAATCATCTGCATTTACATTCTTCATACCGGAAAGAAATTGTTCAGAAATGTTCGCCCCACGTTTTTCCAGCATAGCGTCACGAACGGCACGAAGTTCCTGCAGTTGCTTGACATAGCCACCATTGGCACCGGGATTGGCTTTTACAATGGCTTCGTATTTTTGAATCTCCTTTTCGATCAGGACAAAATCTGTCTTTTCCTTTACCCGTGCCCGTAAATCATCAGCGGCACTGATCTGCTGTTTCAGTTTGAGAATATCAGCCAGCTTTATAGTCTCAATATCGTATTGCGCAAAAATCTTTGGGTATTCCTTTCTTAGTGCCGCTAAACTCTGCCCGCGTTGAAGGTCGGACAAAGCCGCGTCGCGGGAAGAACTAACAAGGCGGTCAACTTCTTGCCTGCGCTTATCTTCGGCCTCTGCCGCTTCTTTCTGTCTTTGATTAAAACGAGCCTGCGCCCGTTCTCCGGCAGTTGTAGAATCATGAAACGCCCATGCAGCCGTAACGATTGCCCCCAAAGCAACAGCGGCAAGAACATAAGGATTGGCCAGCATGGTAGCATTGAGTAGCTTTTGAGCCTTTTCAGCAAGCAAAAGAACCTTGGTGTTCAATGTTTGTGCAATAGTATGTCCCTTTTCCGCTTCAATGGCAAACATCACGGCGGTACGGTATAAACCGTATGTGGCTATCATTCCGGCAAGTACGGAACCTAGCTTTTCGTAATTTTTGACTGCAGTGGTGGCGATGTCGATACCTTCTGTTATGATACCCTGCCCTTTTTCCCCTATTTCATTAAGTACATCCTGAATAGCTCCTTGCAGGTTGGAAATACTACCCTTCATTCCTTTGCTTTGTTTCTCCAGCATTCCGTGAAACTTGCCGCCTTTGGCTGTTGCAGCTTCAAACGCATCTGCAACCATATCGGCAGATATAGCCCCTTCGGACATCTCATCTTTCAGGGTTGCAACCGATTTGCCTGTCTTTTCAGCCATAACGGTAAGAGGATTGAAACCAGCATTTATCATTTGCAACAGGTCTTGACCCATAAGTTTGCCGGTAGCGGACATTTGGGCGAAAGCAAGGGTCAGAGAATTAAAACGCTCCGCATTTCCCATTGAAATGTCGCCTATCTGTTTCAGGGTTGGCATTACTTTGTCAACATCAACCCCGAAGCCCAGAAGTAACTGCCCCCCTTTTGCGAGATCGTTCAACAATAAAGGCGTATTGGTGGCAAAGTCTTTCAACTCACCGAAGAAAGCAGCGGACTTATCTTTATTTCCGATAAGTGTATCAAAGGATATTTGGAAACTTTCGATCTCGCTACGGGCATCAATGACTGCCTTCCCGAATTCAATCACCTTTGCAGCGGTAAAAGCGGTTCCTACTGTCATGGCAACGCGCTTTAATGTTGAATCCAGCATGCCTGCCTTTGTCCTTGCATTATCAAGACCGCCGGATAACCGGTCTTTCATTAAAAATTCGATTTCTACGGGCTTCATTATGTAGGCTTGTTTAAACGTGATTGAAATAGTTCAGCAATACGGCTTTTCTTTTTACCGGAAGCCGGTACCGGTTCTTTATACTTCTGTTTTTCACAGGACTTATTCCCTGTTTTATTTTCTGTTACATAATGCGGCGCATCATGCAGCATCATCTGCAGGGTCTGCAAATTCACGCCCCAAAGGATGTACTTCACACTCCATCCGGTTGCAGCCGATATTTGCCAGATAAATCCAAAGAGGCTATGAGAGCTTTCGTAACGGCTCGTTAACTCCCCTTCATCTTGTGGCTCTGATTCAGTGGTGCCATTGGATTCGTCATCTCCACCGATCTGATAATATTCTCGAAAGACTTTGTTCCTATCAATGAGCAAAATTGCGTATATGCCGCCTGTAAATAGGGGTCATCCACCATCCAAAGAAGAAACCACGACAATATGCCGGAAAACAGAAAACTGGACAATATGCCGCGGCAAATGGTTAATGCCACTATCAGGCTTACTTTTGCACCATGCTCGCTCATGAAGGACATCTGTTCTTCCTTGTTGAAATTTCGCATCTCTTCAAAAGTTACACCTATTTTGAGGTAAAGCCGGGCAATACGAACCTGATTGCCCAATCTGGGACGTTTCATTGTCAGACGTATTTGCACCGGCTTTTTCCTGAAAGGAAGGCGGAAACTTCGCAAAGGGATGGAAACACCTATATCCAAAAGGGCTTCTGCTCCTTGAAGTTCCACATTCTGTTTATTCATCATCTTCCGCTATTGGTTGCCCTTGTCCGTTGACCGGCTCTGCATCGTCAACATCTTCAATTGAATAAGGAGCCGTATCCTTGTCTTTCAATATAGGTTTCAACTTGCAGTGAATTTTTGCCACTCCGTCCAGACTTAGTTTATCTGTGGGATAAGCACCCATCTGACATTTAGGAATGGTGATTTTATGGCCGCTATCCGTTTGAATGATAGCTTCACCTGTGACATGTGTAAGATCAATAGGGGCTTCCCAGCCAGTCGGATTGGCTTCCGTTCCTTTTACGTTCCCACCCATAATCTTTACCAGTTTTTTGTAATCAATCTGAATCAGGTCGAATTCAGGATTAATTGTGCCGTTCTTTTTGGGAATCACCAGAACCGGAGCCCCTTTGACTTGCGCGGCATTTACTTCAATACTTTCCCCTTCCTGACCGCCGAGGTCAAAGGAACTTTCCTCTATATAGCCAATATCCTCACCGGCAAAGGTGAACTTGGCAAGACCGTATAAAAAATCTTGTGTAGCCATTATTTCTTTTTTCTGTATATGATTATTGTTATTAATATCCCGGTTATGAATCCGGCAAAAATGTATTTGAATGCTGTTCTAATACCGATAGAATGTTGTTCTTTCGTTTGTACTTCCACGTCTGTCTGACTGCGGATACGTGTTAGTTCACGCTCGTAGTATTCACAAAGCATCTGCAGGCTGTCACAACTCGCATAAATACGTATCGTATCATTATCCCGCTCGACTTTCACATTTGCCTGTCCGTTCCTGCCTGAATATGAAGCGGAAGGCGGAAGGTTAAGGAGGCTCTCCGTCGGAATCGTCAGATTCACCTTCGATGCCGGAATACCTATCGGCTTCATTGCCCGGATTTCGGATATTAGGCTGTCCTGACGGCTTTCTGTCCGATTTGCCGTGGCTGTTATTTCGTGCGTTTTGCAACTCTGTACGCAAAGGGCATTGAATCCAATAACGACACACAGGAACACGTGAAATAAGCTGTTCAAACCGGGCAATCTTTCTATATAAGTCACTTTTTTCATTTTGTAATTCAATCAAAGTTTTTTGCAAGTCTTCATACATGGACTTATAGGTATCATGTATCTCTTTGGCTGTCCGGACACTCCGGAGTGTTTTGCTTGCGAGCCAGACAACAACGGCTCCCAAACTCCCAGACGGGATAAGCCATTGTAAAATGGTCGTCATTGTTTCCGTCATTGTCTTTTGCTCTATTATTGATTTATACCTATTGATTTAAGCCATGCCTGTACATCAAAAGACGGGCACGCTTTTGCCGCCAATTGATTATGGCCGATAATTTTCACTTGCGGGAAACGACGGTGGAAGTCCTTTACATAGGTTTCCAACGCCCGGAGTTGTGCAGGAGTACGTGTGTCTTTGGGGGTCTTCCCGTCTTTAGCGACACCGCCGACGTACACAACGTGCCGGGAAACTGAATTATATCCCGCTGCCCCGTTGGTAATCTCCCAACTATCTACGTTCGCATCCTCGTTGTTCTGTACAAGGCGTTCCGTCTTTCCGTCTAAGTGGAACATATCCGTATAGCCCACCTGCTTCCAGCCACGGCCACCCTTGCTTACCGGGTTGGTGTGCCATGCGCGAATTTCATTGCTTGTTACTTCACGGCCTTCTGCCGTGGCGGTACAGTGGAGTACCAGATACTTCAATGCTGCCATTATCCTTCCTGCTTATCTTGTGCGACTGTGATAATTACCTCTTTCGTTTTGTCCGAATCAAGCGTCAGGGTGATTTCGCCGCTTTTGACTTCATCCGTTTCGTTGGCTGTGCCGGTGATGGCAATCCCTTCATCGGTAACTTTTACTGCAAAGCCAGCCGGGGATGCACTTACACTATATTCACCGCTGGCGGTTACAGCTACGGTTACAGTGCCACCTTCTGCAGGGATTGTAACGTCTTCCGAATCAACGGTCAAAGTTCTTTCCAACGCTTTGAATTCCCGTTCGACGCGAGTGTCAAGTACCACGAACTCTTCACCGAAAGCTATATTTGTATCTGCTTTCATAAGCAGCTTGAAGAAGTACAGTTCGCTCGCTTTTGCCCACTTGTCAATCTGGATAACTTCTTCATCATCCTGCAGGTTTACACCGGCAAACAGGTTACCGTCAGCACCCATTGAGCAAAGCGTGGCAACAATCAAGTCATCAGGCCATGAATTCAACGTTTCAATGGTGATTCCCTTGTAGCGTTTCTTATTGACATCCGTCTCACTGGAGTTTTTGTGTTCACGTTCCGTCAGTTCGTCATCGTATTTGTCGAAGTCGTCAATACTCATCAAAATACGCAGGTTAGGGTTCTCGCGCATAGATTTTGGAATGGCCTTGCGAACGGCTTTCAGTTTTTCCAGCATCGTGACGGGATTTCCGGGCACAATAACAACTTCCGTATCTTTAGAAGCCTGTACCAAAATACCATTCATCAAATGGTCGTCATCGTCACCGAATTCACCATTGATATAATGCCAGCCCAATTCAAACTTCACGCTTTTGCTCAATTCGTCCAGCAGTGTGTTTTGTGCTTCCGGCGGTAATTCGGAGAAAACCAAGTTTCCTTTAGGCTGCCATTTACGCCAGATATGTTCAAAAGCGCGGGGATTGAAAGTGGTGAAAGCCATAAAGTCCTCCGGGTCAATAGATTTCTCTGAATAGTTGAAGTTCCCTTTGGAATCTTCCAGTGTCGGATTCTCCTTACGCTTCTGTAACATTTTACCGGTCTTGATACGCGGCAAACTTATTTTCTTTTCAACACCGGGAATAATCATTATCAGACCTTTCTCTACAAGGTCGTTACCGGTAGCAGCGAGCGTAAGAAGTTTTTCCAGTACCTCGCCATTGTAATTAGTGTTCTTTACTACTATTGCCATTATTTCTTATGGATTAAAGATTACTTTTAATATCTCGCATACGCTTCTCCCACGGACTTTCGTTAGTCGGGTTGATATGCAAATCATTTACTACTCTCCTTTGGGGCTTCAAGTTTTTCAAAGCGTTTTCGCCATTCTCACGGTCGCTATTCAACAGGTTCTCATAAATAGGGCGAGTCCGGGCATCAATGCGTCCGTCTGCTTGGGCGTCATCCAACAGTTTCTTTCTTGCCGCTTCGGCTTCCTCTTTAGCCTTGTCTTCATAGACTTTGTTTTTCTCTTTCAGATCATTCACCTCGGTAGTCAGGGATGGAACCTTACCGGCTTCCGTCTCTAGCTGATCCATGACACGGAACACATCCGCATCTGTCGCACAATCTCTAAAGCGTGGACGTTTTTTTACTTCCTCTAAATTCATTTGATTATTGTTTTGTGGCTGTTTAAGCCGGTTATTGAATGTCTTGTAAATTTGTTCCGGGGTACTGTCTTCCGGTACCGGGTCAGCGTCATAAATACCATCAATAAACCCAAGTGAGAGGGCTTCATCCGCTTTCAGCCAGTGTTCCTTGCCATCGAAATAGATAGTTTTCACTTCTTCTTCCGTCCGGTTAATACGGCTGGCATAAATCTGACAAAGCGTATCTTCCAGCGATTCTACTTCGGCAAGGCACTGGCGCAATTCATTCTTGTTGCCATAAAAACCGCCGGAAACGCTATGAAGCATCAGGCGTGCATACTTGCTCATTCGGACGGGCTTCCCGCATAAGGCTATAATAGATGCTATACTGGCGGCTATGCCGTCTATGTAGATCGTAATATCTGCTTTACTGTTACGGAAGGCGTTAAAGATGGCGATGCCTGCATATACATCGCCACCATTGCTGTTAATCCTGACGTCAATCTTCTTGTATGCAGCTTCCGCTTCTATCAGTTCCCGTGCTATATCCGCACTGCGTACTTTGTCATAATCACCAATGTCACCATAAAGCAAAATACAACAGGCATCGGTGCCGGGTATCATATTGAAAAATCTATTCATTTATTTATTCTTTTTTTTAGGGCTACCCCGTTCGTTTGATGATGCAAAAATGTAGCTATTTAAGGGGGTGTGCAAATCGAAACTTTATCATACAACGTTTAAAATGACGCTGTTACGTCATAAAGTTGTATCATGCGGAAGGCATTTTCCTACGCTCCATTTTTCCCACACCTTTGTGTAAAAAAGAGGTGTTAATTATGGCAGAATTAAGTATTACACAGAAGAAAGAATGGGCTAAATTGCTCTTTACCAAAGAGAGTTTGACACAAGTTGAAATTGCCGAACGCGTAGGGGTGTCACGTGTTACCGTCAACAAATGGGCGAGTAAGGATAACTGGGAACTTCTGAAAGTTTCCATTACCATCACAAGAGAGGAACAGCTAAAGAACCATTATCGCCAGTTGGCTGAACTGAATAACGCGATCAGTGGCAGACCTCAAGGAGAACGTTTTCCCACAACGGCGGAAGCGGACACCATTGCTAAATTGGCGAACACCATCAATAAGATGGAGACGGATGTCGGGTTATCTGAAATTACATCCGTATTCGGTGACTTCCTGAAATGGCTTAGAACTTTTGACCCCGAACAATCAAAACTTATTTGTCCGGTCATGGACGCTTTTGTAAAATCCAAACTATCTTGATATGGCAAAGAAAAAACTAACATCAAAAGACAGATTCGCTTTAGAGGAATGGAACGGTCTGGTTGCTTCCATTAAGGAGAGTTCAGATATTAATCCTTCTGATTCGGTAACAGATATTGAAGCTCGTAAAAAAAGGCTGGAAGCGGACGACGAAGCATGGTTCCAGTATTATTTTGCGCAATACTATTTGTGTGAAACGGCTCCATTCCATAGGAGAGCAACCAAACGCATTATGTCCAACAACCGTTGGTATGAAGTACGGGCGTGGTCGCGTGAATTAGCGAAGTCGGCGCGGAGCATGATGGAAATAGTCAAACTGGCATTGACACGAAAAATCCGCAATGTATTGCTGATCTCAAACTCTGCCGAGAATGCGGGACGCATGTTGTTGCCGTTTATGGCTAATCTGGAAGAGAATCAGCGTATCATTCAGGACTACGGTATTCAGAAAAAGCCCGGTTCATGGGAAACCGGAGAATTCACGTGCCAGTGTGGCTGTTCTTTCCGGGCTATCGGTGCCGGGCAATCTCCGCGTGGTACCCGTAATAAGAATTTCCGGCCTGACTTTATCCTGATTGATGATATTGATACCGACGAAGAATGCCGGAATCCTGACAGAATAAAGTCTAAGTGGAAATGGCTGGAAGAAGCGTTGATACCAACCATGTCCGTATCGGGTAACTACCGCATCTTATTCAATGGAAATATTATTGCCGCCGACTGCTGCATTACAAGAGCCATAGCAAAAGCCGAAGAATTGAGGGGTTTGGGTATCGGCCATGTGGATATTATCAATATACGGGACAAGAACGGGTATTCAGTCTGGCCGCAAAAGAATTCAGAGGAAGATATAGACCTTTTCCTTTCACTTATAAATCCATCAGCCGTACAAAAGGAATTCTATAACAATCCTGTAGCCGAAGGTGAAGTCTTTAGGGAAATGAGCTACGGTAAAGTCCCGGCCTTATCCAAGTTCAAATTTGTGGTTATCTATGGAGACCCGGCACCGGGGGAAAACAAGACAAAGAAGAGTTCCACAAAAACAGTGTGTCTGCTCGGAAAACTAAACGGAAAGCTTTATGTAATCAAAGCATTTCTTGACCGGGGACTGAATGCCGAATTTATTGAATGGTACGTGAAACTGCTTGAATTCGTTGCAGAACGCACTACTGTGTATTGCTACATGGAGAACAATAAACTGCAAGACCCCTTTTTTCAACAAGTGTTCCAGCCTCTTATACGAAAGGTCAGGAGAGAAAGGAACATATCCCTGTATATCCGGGGAGACGAAGCTAAAAAGACGGACAAGGCAACACGTATTGAAGCGAACCTTGAACCAATGAACCGAGAGGGAAACCTGATTCTCAATGAAGCGGAAAAGGACAATCCGAATATGAAGCGTATGGAAGACCAGTTCAAACTATTCAACCTGCAACTTACATACCCAGCCGACGGCCCCGACTGTGTGGAAGGGGGGAACCGAATTATTGACAAGAAAATCCGCGAAGTAGAACCGGATAAGAAAATTAACCGGAAAACTATTCGCAAAAAAAACAAGTATAGACAATGAGCCAATTTATTGAACTGAATGATTATGATGCGAGTATCCACGTGGATATACTCGACGCATTGACAAGGGATGACAAATCCCTTGTGGAGATTTGTGAAGACAGGGCTATTGCTGAAATGCGCGGCTATCTATCCCGGCGTTATGACTGCAACAAGATATTTGAGGCTACAGGCGACAAACGAAACCAGCTTATTTTAATGAAAGCCATTGATATTGCCGTATATCATATCTTTTGTATTCATAATCCCCGGAAGCTTTCGCAGGTTCGGAAAGACAGGTATGACGGAGCTATGGACTGGCTTACTGCCATAGCAGACGAAGAAATCAGTATTGACGGGGCTCCTTTGCTCCCGGAAGACAAGCAGAAGGAAAAAGCCACCTTCCTTATCAGAAGTAACCGTAAACGTATAAATCATTTTTAATTATGAGCAGAGAGAAAAAAAAGCAGATTACGGTCGGCGGCAACATTGCCAGACCGGGACAAAACACCCCCAGAACCATCGTTCTTACGCAACCTAAACGTTTTGGGATTGATATAGGAGATTTCACCGCTTCAATCACTGCCGCTGAAAACGTGGACTATTCACGCCGTTACAGGTTATATGACCTTTATAGCGACATATTAATGGACACACACCTGTGTAGTGTCATTGCCAAACGTGAACTGGCTGTACAATCTTCTGACATTGAATTCAAGAGGAACGGCAAAGCAGACGAAAGCATTAACCAACAGATACGCTCACCGTGGTTTCACCGATTGGTTGGCGACATTTTAGGAGCGCGCTGGTGGGGTTTTTCATTGATGCAGTTCTATATGAATGGCAAGTGGCTTGATTATAACATGATTCCCCGCAAACACGTTGACCCTGTTCGTGAATTGATAATGCGGCATCAGACAGATATAACGGGGACATCATGGGAAGAATATGGTAAAATGTTCTTTGTAGGCGATAAGGATGATTTAGGATTACTGGCAAAAGCCGCTCCGTGGGTTATCTACAAGCGTAATACTACGGCTGATTGGGCACAATTTTCAGAAGTGTTTGGTATGCCTATCAGAGAGTATGTTTATGAAACAGACGATGACGACGCACGTCGCAGGGCTATTGAGGATGCGGAAGAGGAAGGCGGGCTGGCTGTACTGATTCACTCCAAAGACAGCACTCTTAACTTGATAGAAAGCGGAAATAAAACCGGTTCGTCGGATTTATACGAAAGATTATGCGAACGGTGCAACAATGAAATTTCAAAATTGTTTTTGGGCAATACGCTTACTACTGAATCATCCAGTAATGGAACACAGGCACTCGGAACCGTGCATAAGAAAGTAGAGGACAAGGTAGCACAGGCTGACCGCCGCTATGTGCTGGACGTGCTGAATTATGATCTGACAGACATTTTTATAGCAATGGGTATAAACACGGAAGGAGGCGAGTTCTATTTCCCTGAACCTAAAGATATTGATTTGTCTGCCAAAATGAGAATTCTTGCCGATCTGAAAACTACGTTTGATTTGCCGATAGCAGATGATTACCTTTATGAAGAATTTGGGGTAGATAAGCCTGAAAATTACAATAATCTGAAAGCCGAGTCCGAGAAAAGAAGGCAAATGTTCAGGCAAGAACCGGCAACGGCAAAGACAGGACTGGAAACGGACGATGATGAACCGAAGGAAATTCCGGGTAAAGAAACGGAACCCACCTCAAAACAAAAAAAGAACTTCGTAAACTGGCTGACAGGTTTTTTCGGACACGCCCCGAAGGACAACGACGGGGCTTTAGGCTGGTAATGAATAGCTTGTATAAGGATGCAACAAATGTGTCTTCTGACTTTACGTTTGATGACGAACTTTTAAAAAGCTTCATAAAACGTGTTTACAGCAAAGACTTTCACCCGATGACTGAAATAGAGGAAGGAATGTTTAATGCTGTATGGGACAAACTGAACATAGCAACAGACAAAGGTTTCGGGGCGCGTACACCTCACGACCCTGATTATGACTTCTATCAGGAGTTACGCTATAACAATGCCGTATTTTCGGCATTTAAGGTTCACCGGATGCAGAACGACATGGCCGCTTTCTTATTGGATTCTAACGGTGATCTAAAGCCATTTGAACAGTGGGCGAATGATGTTATGCCCATAGCAGATCACCAAGTGTATCAATGGTTGCGTACGGAATATGATACGGCTATTATCCGGGCACATCAGGCGGCAGACTGGAAACAGTTTGAAAGGGAAGCGGATGTACTGCCAAATCTCAAATGGATGCCATCAACAAGTGTACATCCGGGAGCAGATCATAGGGAATTCTGGGGAACTATACTCCCCCTTGACGACCCGTTTTGGAATATACACCGTCCCGGAGATCGGTGGAACTGCAAGTGCGGCCTTTCCTCAACAGACGAAGAGCCAACACGCACACCACCTGCCGAACCCCAAAGCAATCCACAGGGGGGACTGGAAAATAATCCGGGAAAAGATGCCAAACTGTTTTCAGACAAACATCCCTATATGGCAGAAGCCCATCCGGGAGCAAAAAAGGCTGTCGATAAGCTGATGGAACGAATTGAAGAGATGGTAAACGAAATGCCGGATAATCTGACGTATGAGGAAAAGGTTGCCATTGCCAGACATAACATGGAACTGGAAAACAAACTCGGCATCACCAAGGGAAAGCCTATGACTGTAGAAGAGGCGGACAAACAGCACGCAAACCCGAAATTTAAAAAGAAATTTATTCCCGATTCAAATGGGGGATATGTGGATAAGGCTGGTAATAAGTTTAGTTTGAATCCGGATTATAAACCATCTGACAGGCAATATGAGATCAACTGCCAAACCTGTTCTCCAGCATACGCTTTGCGGCTAAGAGGCTTCGATGTCACCGCTAAAGGGAAAACGGCAGGTTCTCTTTCTGAATATCTAAGTAAACAGCGTTCATTTGAAGCATGGCTTAACATTGATGGAACTGCGCCTGAACCGATTCTAACTTTCGACTGGATGAATACTAAGGGTTATAAAACCATGACAGCGAAGCGGTACAGGCAGTACTTTGAAGAATGTTGCAAAGAAGAAGGAGTATATATTCTTACAATCGGTTGGAGAAACGGTGGCGGACATGCTACTATTTTACAACGTTTCGCTAATGGAGAATTGAAATATATAGAGCCACAGTCTTATAATGAGAATGCAGGAGCGAGAAGGAGTCTTGATGAACTTTGTTTGGACGGGGCAACTAAACCTTATCCTAAAAGAGGGATATTAAGAGTGGATAATAAGATTTTCAATATGAATTTCTTATCAATCTTTAATAAATAAACGGATAGTATCAAGAGCTTCAAAGCCGGTTAGCTCCATGACGTTTTCACCGTTACATAAATAAACGAAAGGAAAACCCGTGTCTTCGTCTTCTGGAAACTTGAACATATAGACATCCCGGCCTTCGTCTTTACCAAGGTATTTAAAGGATGACCCGTACATGTCTACAAGTTCTCCAGCGGCTTTTAAAACTGATTTTGGTATCTTCATACAATACGTTTAAGTGAACTGATTTTGCAAAAATAGCATTTTTTTCTAAAACATAATAACGAAATGGATATAAAAGAGTTTTCAGCCCAATTAAAGAGCAAAGAAAAAGAACTGGATGCCCTGATTAAACGAAAATTGCCGATTATCGTTGGACGCATGGCGAAAGACCATTATCAGGAGAATTTCAGGCAAGGCGGCTTTGTAAATGGTGGTCTTCACAAATGGCAGGGTGCGAAAAGGAGAGCATCCGGTTCTAAAGCAGCGGCATCCAGATACGGGACATTGCTAAGCAGCCGGAACCACTTATTTAGCAGCATGAAATACGTTCCGGCAGATTACCGGGTAAAAGTAGGCAATGATGTGAGTTACGCACCACTGCACAATTGGGGTGGCAATACACATCCGAAGGTTACAGCCAAAATGCGCAAGTTCGCATGGGCGATGTATTACAAGACTGCAGGAATAAAGAAAAAGGGTACCAAGGGCAAAGGAAAGGGAAAAAAAAGGAAAAGAAGTATTCCCCCAGAGGCAGAACGCTGGAAGGGATTGGCATTGACAAAAAAGAAAAAGCTGAATATCAAAATCCCCCAACGGCAATTTCTTGGTGAGAGCCGGGAACTTTCCGAACAGGTGAATAACAAGATAGAAACAGAAGTCAGAAACTTAATTTTTAAATAAGATGGAAGAATTATTAATTGCATTATTAGAACGTATTGATAGTGAGGTACCGGAAATATCATTGATAGATGAAGATTGCGGCCAGTTGGAAACACTTGAATCAGAAGAAGAGGACATCTATCCGGTTACATTCCCGTGTGTCCTGATCGGAAATACAGATGTCAACTGGTCAAATATTGCCCCCGGTGTACAGAAGGGAGAAGCGCAATTAACCGTGCGCCTGGCAATCGACTGTTACAATGACACGCATATAGGCTCTGGAACAACTGATAAGATTGCGGAAAGGCAACGGCTAAGCAACAAGGTTTATAAAGCCATACAGGGCTTTAGATTAAACAGGAATACCGGTTCTCTTATACGGATAAAGAGCAGGGATTATACCTTGCCCGGAAATATAAAGGTTTATGAAAAGGTGTTCAGCTTTTACTATCACGATGAATCTGCCCGATAGGATAACCGGCATCATCGGAGAATAAACCCAATTGCTTGTAAGTTAGACGGGGCATACGCACTTTAGGCACCGGCCTAATTTCCGGGTCTATTTTGCTACGTTCCCGAATAACGGCCATAATACGTTCTTCGGAAATAAAGAATTCCAGTTCAGAAAGGATTTTCAGGGCTCGGTCAAAGCGCAAGCCTTGTGTCTCTGTCCAATAATACCAGCGACGGCATAAGGCATCATTGCGTTTCTTTATAAGTTCTTTGTCTCGACCTTTAGGCATATTCAAGTTTTTTGCAAAAATAGTAAAAACCACGACAAAGGCAATAAAAAAAGCCCGTATATTACGCATATACAGGCTTTTATATTAATAACTTAAACAAACTTAGATCATGCTTCCGTCATACCAAGGGGAATACTTCTCCAAGCCCCTTCGTTGTCTTTCATTTCAGCACGAATAAATTGTTTACTGATAGACGGGTTGTAACTTTCCTCAATGATGCGTACACCTTCCATAAAACGGTCGTTTCCACTTTCCTCGGCTACTTTACGAAGCTGGACAACACGGCTTGCTTTCAAAGAGCCCTGTGCGTCACGGCTCAATAATTTAAGTACCATCTTAACCAGAGCGCGTGCCCTTTCGTCCGTAGCCAGACTTTCAATATATTCCTTCACTATGGCAATTCCATCTTCGACCGTATCAAGATACCCGTCTGTCTCATATACCCCAAGCGTTATACGCTTCTTCCCATCGCTATGAGTAAACGTGTGGCTCTTCTGATCGTCCTTTGTCAGTTTCATAACTTCCGACTTCATTTCAAGTACGTTTTTAAAACGGCCAATCACACCTTTTTTGGTAGATTTAATAATCTGGCTGGCTTGCAACAAAGCGGGGATAGTACCCTCTATTTCGGAATCGACCATCAGCCTGTATTTATCACGCTGGTTCTTTCTGTCTTCTTCCGCCTGCTTTTTAGCTTGAACTGCTTTAAATGCTGCAAATTGTGCAGCTTCTTCTGTCGACATAACGACTGTCTTCTTTTTTTCTTCCATGTCTATTAATATAAATGATTTATGATTGTTGTTTTCTTCGTATAACCCGGAGTTTTACCAGCACGCTGTCAAGTTCATCACCTGATAAATCCCGAAACTTTTTACCTGCAATTCTTGTATCCATACATACATTATCAACCGCATTCCAGTCCGCCGTATTAATGCCCATGATCTGCATTTGATGAAGAACATCAGAACGCTTCTTCTTGAACATCTTGATAAGTTGTTCCTGAAAGGTGGGAACTACAAGTTTCTCCATACCTGAACAAGCTGAATTGTACTCCTGCATCGTCATTTCCCGTAAACTGTCCGTCCGGTTGCTGGTGTATTGCAAAACAATACTCTTTTTCAAGGCTTCACGGTCTGACGTAGCCATCCGGTTCAACAAGGAATAGAAACGAGCGTAATTTTCTGGTTTATTCATAATCAATCAAATTCAGGGGTTTCACTTTCTTTCAAAGAATGGCAAGTGTATATTTCCATTATTTGAGAATTACTATTCAAGTCTACTTCACTTTCGTATGCCGTTTCAAATTCATACTGGCAGATACAACGTTGCTCTTGACATTTAGAAGCGGCATAATCCGTCATAGCTGTTTGTATTCGTTTTAAAATCTCCGGTGGAAACTTCTTGCCAAGTTCTTCTGTCTTTTTAAGCCCGAAAGCTGCTCTTAATGCTGATAATGATTCCATTTTATCCCTTCCTTTCTTTATTATAGCCGAGAACACAAACAACTTTGGTAATATCAATCGAAGCTGATACAGATAATGTTATACCTTCATTTTGTTCTTCCAATTGTTCTTTTACCGTCTTAATACATTCTTCCTTGGCTGTATTCTGGAACTGTTCAGAGTTCGTATCACTCACGTAACCAAATTTGAAGGTAAGAGTACGAGGCTTCCAACCTTCCGGTGCCTTGGATTTCACCGTTACCACACTTAGATAATTCTTTCCTTTACTCATAACGTCACATTTTTAATTCTTTGTTCGACTTCTTTCAATTTTGCCATCGGGACATCTTTAACGATGGCTGCAGCAAATTCCAGATGGCGGGTTTCTATAACCGCCCAACCTTCATTTTTTGTAGAAGGACTGATAAGCATTTTCAGTCTTGGTTCATAGCATGTCCAATTCAAAAGGACATTGCTCAAATTCTCTATCGGTAAACCGATCTGATAAAGAGTTTCATTCATTGTTTAATTAATTTTAGTCAATCCTTTCAATCCAATCTGCAACGCATTTTACCGCTGCTGTATAGCTGGCGAACGCGCTCGAATCAAGAACAACACAGTACCGCTCTAATTCACCGCGAATTATTCCTGCATCATCCTTCCAAACGTTTATAGCTCCATTATTTCCAGCACAAGTACACGCACATCCCATTTCGAGGGTTGGTTCTATATCGCTTGTATCATTAATCCAATACGCATCAACTTTACATTTTTTTACTCCCGGAAGCCCCTTTAATTGACAAATTGGCTTTTCTTTCTTTATGACTATATTCTTATTCATGTCTTCCTTAATTTTTAATACTAATCTCTTGCTTCAGCCATCTTCCGACCTTTTGCAGTTGCCGAATAGACATTCGGCTTATCACCGCTGAAACATTTAGTTTTTATCCATTCGTTCCGTTCTGCTTCCCGGATATAGAAGGATATCCCGTATTCAGATGTATGTTTTAGCCAATCTAATTCTTTGATTTGTTCAAAAGTCATGGGGCCGCCATGAACAAGCGATGATGCCAACATTTGAACGCTTTCTTTAATTGAATATTCACTCATATCTTTACTTGTTATAAGTTAAACCGTTCGATACAAATCATTTTGCTTTCAAACAGTATGTAATACCGATTATCTATGCGGGTATTTATTGAAATGAAATCCTGCTTATCTATTGAAGTGGTTTTTCTGTTTATTTTCCCTGTAATTTCAACAGGTGAAACTTTCACTTCCTCAACCCATTCCAAGCTATTAAGCCAATCAATAATTTCAATATCTGATTTCAATTTGTCCATTTCTGATTATTTTGTTATCAATATCTGAATTTTGTAAAATGAATAATTGCCATAGGTTGATTCAGATCATAGCCATTAAACCATTCAATCCAATTTTCAGGCGATAGTCCGTCATTATTGGCAAGTTCCTCTGTTAGTGGTATGTTTATACCATTTTCAATTTTGAAATGTGACAACGCCCCACAAAACGCTAATTTCTGTATCCCTATGCCATTCTCCGATGTCAGCTTTACAACTTCAATCTGTGGGCTGCGGTAAGGCTTTCCAATCCACTGCCGGACGGAAAGAACAGCTAGCCCGGCTTGAACCTCTTTAATACGCTTCTCCCACATTGGGTAATTGGCTCGTATGGTGTGAAGTTTCGGACGTAAACAGGCTCTTATACAACTATTGCATCGGGAAATTTCTTCCCCCGATAAATCCTGTTCCACTTCACAATCAGGGCAGCATTGCCCCAAAAGAAACTCATATTTGAAATTCGTCTCATTCCCTGATTGACTATGTCCTACCGGGAAAAACTGTGAGAGTGTGATTACATAAGTTTTCATTTCTGATTTGTTATGATTCAACATTCTGCAATGCCTGCATACATTCAAAAGGAAAGAAGCTATTCAAAGCATCATAAACTTCTTCCGGTATATCCTCTTCGCTTTCAAAATCCCCTTCAGCCCCTTCCGAGCCAAATACGGTTACAATATGCTTTTCTTTAAATTCTTTGCCGTTAATAATTACGGTAGTCTCCCATCCTTCGGAAGTAATTTCTAATTTTATCTTATTCATATCTATTATCTTTTTGAATGTTATCCATTATACAGCCCAACACTATCACGTTTACTTCTTATCACAACTTTAGCTATCTCATCAATATTAGCACATAAAAGTTCAAAGAATTTTCTTGTACATATACCCTGTTCTTCATGCGTCATTTGTCTATCAATAACAAAACCTATTGTTTCATCCATGCGGTCAGTTATATTATTTGCTATCCAGTCATGTACATCAAATGTACCTTTCGGGTATTCATCCTCTAAGCCTCTGATAGTCCACAAACCGCCATCCATAAGTATGTAATGACACAATATTTTGCTTATATATAAATGTAAATCAGCCCTCTCTCCACTTCCATAACCGGGCATATTGACAAGAATATATCTACCGATTGTTTTATTTAGTATCATCCATAAAAGATGCTTTTCTCTTTTTGTCATATTAGCTCCTTTCTTTTTCGGTGATTAGAGTTTCAATCCGTCTGCAGTTGGCACTATTATTGTACCCGTTGAGGGATTTTTGCTTTCAGGGTAAGGGTTGGTGTCACCTAACCTTTTTAAGTCCATTCCAAGCCACATTACAGCCTCTTGCAACTTAGTAATACACAAGGAACGTTCACGGCTTACGGGGAGCTCCTTTACATCCTGAATCTTCGCATCTATTTCCTTACGCAATCTTTTATTTTCTACTACTTCTTGTTCAAATGTCATAGCTTTAAAGGATTTTACAAAGCCCGTCCAAGGCTATATTTAATGATTTCTATGTTTTAAAGTTAATACCAGCCCTATTCCCCCACACCGTTGACAAACCTCTAATACTGGATGTTCGTTGAATACTTTACTCCAGAAATCCAAGATCAGCCCTTTGCCGGAGCAATGAGGGCATAAATGGAGATAACAGTCAGCCTTATTCAAATTCACGTTATTACTTAGTTACAAATCAACATTTTCCTGCATCAGCATTAGAATTCTCTTAAATTCTTTACGACTCATATTGATAGGTACAAAAGAATTTTTTACCTGTTTAAAATCTTTCAGGGAAGAATTTAATAGCTCTTTAGCTTTGTCTCTTGCTTCTTGAGCACACATTTCAATGTATGCTTCGTCTGTCATATTATAATCAGTAACGGTATCTGTTACCGTTGAGAACCGGCATAAAAGTCCGTTGGGTTGTCTTGATATAAAACTCATATCTATGCTTATTTAAAGTAATCCTTCACTTCTCCATCCGGTACCCAATCGACCGTTACAATCCCCTTTACTTTCCCGGTGCCACCACATTTGGGACAAGGCTCTTTTACTCGCTCGTTCACTATTTCGGGATTCCAGAAATAGCCGTTGCCTTGACAATACCCACATGAATACCCTGTGAAGTAACCTACTGTTTCTTTACCTGTTCCGAACAAAGGGGCTGATATTAACACCCCGTTTTTTTTCTCACTCATATTATTGTACTATTTGTCAACATGATATTTAAAAGCTCCTTCTTCCCAAATCGTGAAGTAATTACCCGGCTCTGTTATGAACCGGCCTTTGCAGATCGCACGGAATCCCCGAACGAAAATTTTCACGTCCGCATCATAAGCCACCTTCTTCGCTGCACGTCCTTCTGGATTCATTCCTTCGGCATGGCTAATAAAGATCAATAGCTTATTAGGATGTTTTTCTTTCATAGCCTTGTAAGTAGCGTACGTTAAACCGGTATATTGAAAACTATCAATTATTACCACTTGCGGGCTTCTACGCTTTAATAACCGTTCTGATAGTTCATCCATTGGCTCACGATCAAGAATGACGAACTTACCGTTTACTTCTTCCATTTTATGTCGTATCAGCGAATTCTTTAAGGATAGTCCGGTACTTTCTTCCAGACTGTCCAAAGCTACTTTATTGCAGTACTCACATAATTTTTTAGCCAATTTCATGACAAAAGAACTTTTTCCGTTTCCGCTCTGTCCCCAGATTATCCAAACTCCGGTTCTGTCCGGGTGTCCAAATGCCGCTTCCCATTCTCCATCAAAAGGGAAAGAGGGAATATCCATAGCTTGAACCTGTGTAGGTGAATATGCGCGTCCCATTATGCTTTCAGTTTTTCAATTTCAGTATAAAGGCGGCGAAGACCACCACCGGAAAGATTCACGAGTCTCAAAACGTCTGTACCAGCAGGAGCGTTAACTTTAGCTACGATAGCCGCCTGTGCCTTTAGAAATTTGGCACGTTCTTTACCATCGTCAGGTGTAACTTTGCTGTAACTCTCACCATAGCGGGATAACATCTCCGTATAGCCTACTTTTTTGCCCTCTATGGCACGATTTATCTTTTCCTTTAGTCCATCAGCCCCCATCATATACCAAGCACACGCGCGTTCTGTTGCGTTCCACAAGGCTTTTAATTCAAGGAAAGCTTCATATTGGAGATCACCCGCTTCGTCCAGAATAATCAGGGGATTGTCAATGGTGCGAAGGTAGAATACAAGGTCTTCGTAAACGGTATAATAACGTCCGTTACTATCTACACCGAATTCTTTGGCAATATGGCGAATCAACTTCAATTTGCTCTTTACTTGTGAACAATCGACATAAATTGCATTTTTGTGTGTCTTTACATAGGCACGTGCTGTAAAAGTCTTCCCTAAATTGGGTATATCACAAAGGATACCGCTTAAACTACTTTTCTGGCATAGTTCCAACTGTTTAGTAATGAAAGCAAAAGTGGGAGTTTCAGCAGCTACCCATGCCATTTCATTTTTTAGTTGAACTCCCAAACGGCGAGCCATACAAATCCAATTCGCATCACTGGCCTGTTTATCCGTTAGTCCTTTCTTTAGATTGTTATATACACTTGCAGCTATACCTAAAGCAACGGCGTGCTTATTATCCGATGGGTAATTCACTCTGTCGGCTTTGATAGCCTCTAATATTCTGCCTTTGATTTCAGTTGTTAATTCCATTGTTATACTGTTTTAATGTTATTATAATGCGGCTACGGCTCTCTGTCCATAACTGCTAATATCCATGAATTCGGAGAAGTCATCTTCTGAATCCTGTTCCGGTGTGATTATCAGCGGACGGACTTTTGCATATTCGACCACTTTCTTTTCTTCCGGTTTCAGAATGGCGAGCGGAGCAATGGCATCGTCTTTGACCATTTTGTCGAACTTGCTGATACGTTTATTCTGTTCAGTCATAATTAATCTGTCATTATCCGTCCGTTCAGCGGCGGCTGTGTTGAATGTTCCCACATCTTTCAATGTATCAAGAAGCAATCCGTTTTGATAGATGAAAACGTCTTTGATACTTCCATCCTCTTCGGGAATATAGTAGGCATCCACTTCGTAGTTATTCGGAGCCAGCTTTTCAAGAACTTTCGGGTTACTAATCCACCAATCTGTGTAGTCAACGCGGCAGTAGCTATTACGCTTTATACTCGTCTTGACATGCTCACCGATATGGAATGAAAGGAGTGCTTTATCGTAAGGGCGTAGATTAGGATTCATATTATCTTCAAGCACTTGCCAGCGTGTCATTCCCGGATATTTCTTTTGGTTAGGATGGAGTCTGTTGTTGAACTCCAATACATCGGCCATATCTTCCGATATTAGTTCGTCCCAGCTATAATATTGCTTATCTTCATAAGTATCATTCAATTCATCACTGATCTTCTTGTACTCGGTACGGTATTTTTTGTTTTTGGCATAGAAACGACCTACGTCCAAATGGTTCTTATGCTCTACACTTCTTTTCTTGGCACCGTTCAATGGTTCGGCATATTTCTCCTGTGAATTCAAAGGAGCACAAAAACGGACGAAGGGGAAGACAACTCCGGCTTTTAAAAAGCCATCTTTCCACTGACTCATTAAATGGTTTTCTACTTCAACCTCTGCTGGCATACCCCATCCTTTGCGCTCTATTAAACGGAACATGGAACGGAACATTTCTACAACCAAGTCTACATTCTTTTTGCGGTTATAAGCTACCCCAACAATACACTGGCTTGTAACGTCATAAGCGTAATAGGCTTTGGGACGTAGTTTGGTATCTTTCAGTTTGCGTGGCAGGTCGCGGTCATCAAAGGATATTTTAGAAAAAGAGAAGTCTCCCGCATGACGGTGTACGTGCGGACGTTGTTCGTGCATAAATGTACTCCAAGTCATTAGTTTGTGATCAATTAATATCTGGTTCTTTGGTTGGTTCAGGAAGTTATTGATAGTGGCTTGGCTCAAAACGATTGGATTACCTTTTTTATCCGTGAAATGCGACGGGTCATATAATTCACCTGTTTCCGGGTCGAACACGTCCAGTTTCCCTTGTACGAATAGGTTATACATTTCTCTTACATCGCAGTTCCACGGTTTATTAGGAAGGGTAGCGAGTCCTAATAATATTTTTCCTATCAGGTGATTGACCTTACGTGTATTCTGGTTATTGAATTTCTTGCTGATCAGACTTTCGTAGCCTTCCGCCTTAAACTCATTTACTTTCTTTTGAAAGCGTGTCGGTGAAAGCGGCAGCGTGTGTCCGAATTCTACCTGAAAGAAACCGATAGCCCCGGCCATTTCTCCCCAATTTATTCGGCCATTCGCCATAGACTGACGCATAGTTTTTGTATCAGCCATGACGGACAAAACAGACTGAATGGCAGAAGCGTTATTCGTATATTCGTTAATATGTTCTAGTGGCAAGGCTGTGCCATCAAGAAATCTAAACTTTGAAAAGTATTCGCGAGCCTTAACGTCTATCTCGTAATGTGATGCAAACCAATTTTGTAATATACAACTACTCATATCTCCGTATTTTTCTTTAATTCTTTCTTTAAACCGTATAGGCAAAGTTGCCACCTCAACAAGTGCATAATGACCTAAACCTTTTCCCGGACGTACTACGTTTATCTGTTTGCGAATCACCAATTTTTTATAATTAGCTTCGCTCATGATCGGGGCAAGAACTTCTTCCGACAACATAGACGGGTGTACCCCGTTTAATGCCCGGCTGTTAGAATAATCCTGTTTCCCGTTGACAATTTTAGGACGGTCATCATAGGTTAAGTCTTTGGCTGATATACATAATATCTTTCCGTAATATTCCATATTGATTCATACTCAAATTTCATTAGCAATTAGAAGAACTTCCTGTTGAAGTTTCATAAAATCCGGGATGGATAAATCGTCTTCTGTCTTTTTTATGACGCCATCAACCATAACAACAGTACGATCTGTCTTTAGTGATCTTACAATCTTCACACGTTCACCAAACGCCTGTGTCATTGTATGCTCGGCTGTCTGATGCGTGGTTTCAAAGAACTTAATTACTCCATCACCGACCAATTCACCACCTAGCTCGTTTATTGCCACATGGCGTATTTTTCTTGCCAGACTACTATTACTTTCATAAGTGATAGCCTTCCAAACCATAACGTCAGTACAGCCGAATATTTGCCGGAGTTTACCTTTACTGGCTTTATCTAAAAATACCTGCTTTTTCATTGCTATATCATTTAATTGTTAATACTCTGTTTAAATTATCTTCCGCTATTCTCACGAACTACGGAAGATTTGCTACATTTGTAGCATGTCTAACTAAAAAAAAATAATTATTATGACACAATCAGAAAAAATTAGCCAATTAGAAAAGGCTGTAGACTTCTTACAACTTTATATTGAGATGCTTAGCTCCAAACAATCAGCTATAAATTATTCGATCTTGGATACATTGGAAAAGAAACATCCGGAAATCTATTCAGAATTTTATTCCAAGTATGTAGATGCGCTTGAACTTTCATTTAATGATAAAATGGATGGCATTGAAGGTCAATTGTTCAATATGTCTAATCCACTTCTATCTGAACTCCAATCCAAAATGACTAAAGAATTGAAGGGCATGAAGGAATCAAGTTCCTATCGTCAATCCGAAGTTTAGAGAAATTATAATCGGGAAACTTTTTTCTTCGAATGTCAGCCAGTTTACAATTACGTACGCTGGCTTTTCTTTTACTTCTTTTGCTCATAAATATTCCTCCTTTATTAAATTAATTCTATACTGTTTTCCGGTACACATATCATAGTCCATACATTCCCGGATTTTATATAATCAACATTATACTGTACTTCAAAAGTGCAGCAGTTGTAATCCCAATCCCTGATAATCCCATCAATGGTTTTGCCATTCCTTTGGGTTACTCTAACCTTCTGGCCTTTTTCCAATTTTGCTTTCATATTCTTTTGTTTAAATAATCCGTTTATCTCGCTCCAATTTTGTATATTTGGAACCGTTAATACCTTTAACACGCTGCAATATCACAAACTTATTTGAAATAAAGCAAGATTTTCAAGAAACTAATTTCAAACTTATTTGAATTTTAACTTTTATGGATAATAACATAGTGCTTCGGATTAAAGAATTTATGGAGTATAAGTCACTGAATAGTCTAACATTATCAAAGGAATTAGGCTATAAAAGTTCAGAAAAGCTTTCCAGACTTTTTAGAGATGGCAATGCAAAGCCTTCCTATGATATAATATATGATATTACAAACATCTTTGAAATAAATGCAGAGTGGCTAATAACTGGCAGAGGAAACATGCTAAGAGAGAAAGAAGAACAGAAGCCAACGATCTCTTCTCCATCTGTAAACATGGACAATGCTTCGCCCACAATTCCCCCAATTGGTAAAATGCCAGATACACCGGAAGCGATACCATTTGCAGAAGCCACTCGCAATGGATTAGCCCCAATTCCTTTAGTAACACAGAAGGCGGCTGCAGGCTTTGGTAGTGCAGACTTTACCATTCAGAAGGAAGACGTAAAAGACTACTACGTTATACCCAAGTTTAAACATTGCCATGTGGACTTTATGATAGAAGTTACCGGGCTATCCATGTACCCACATTATAATTCAGGAGATGTTATTGCTTGCTCAATTATCCATAACAGTCAGTTTATCCAATGGAATAAGTGTCACGTTATTGCCACAACAGAGCAAGGTATATTAATAAAACGATTGATGCCGGGGGATGAAAAAGGGTATCTAAAAGCCGTATCGGACAATAAGGATTATCCGCCTTTTGATATACCAGTGAATGAGATAACAGGTATTGCGCTTGTCGTCGGTTTCGTTGGGCTTGAATAG